GGATATTACAACACCCAAGGTGGTTGGTTCCAAACTTTAGGTACTAAACTTCAAAAAGTATCTAACAAGATTCACCAAAAAACATTACGTGGTGGTGCTAACTTCCTTGTAACATCTCCTGCAGTTGCAACTATCCTTGAGTCTATCCCAGGATTTGCTGCCGAGACAGATGGTAACAAAATGGAATTTGCCGCTGGTGTTCAAAAAATTGGTAGCATCAACAACCGTTATACAGTATACAAAAACCCATACATGTTAGAGAATGTAATCCTTATGGGATTCCGTGGTGCACAGTTCCTTGAAACAGGTGCTGTATTTAGCCCATATATTCCGTTGATCATGACTCCACTTGTATACGATCCAGTAAACTTCACTCCACGTAAAGGTGTTATGACACGTTACGCGAAGAAAGTAGTTCGTCCTGAATTCTACGGAAAAGTATACGTTCACGGTCTTAACACGCTTTAATAGTTAACTTCGATTAGCTTTTATATTTAACGAATTAACTAATTAAAAGAGAAAGGGTGGCTTCGGTCACCCTTTTTTACTGGTTGTATATTTATATTAAAATGATAATATGGCAGTAGAAAGACACAAATACGAAATGTTTGCAGAAATACGATACGACGGTCGTCTTATTGATGTATTAGATCGGATTCGAGCTATACGATTAGTTTTAATGGTACATATAGAACGAGACTTAGGTCCGGATAAAGAATTAATTAAAATAAAAGTTATGACTCCATATCCGCCGAAAGAAACATTTTTTGCTATACGAAAAATGTGTTTAGGTAAAATTGAAACGTTGAAAGATATGACATTGCAACAATCGACGCTTACGAAATTATTTTAATTAAAAAGGTTAGTTATGGCTACACAGAATCGGGAAAAAACTCCACCTAAAACTGATATTAAATTTTCAATAACATTATCAGAAGAACAAAAACAAGCAAAATCAAAAATTATAGAAACACCATTTAATTTTATATTAGGCAAAGCCGGATCTGGTAAAACATTGTTAGCGGTTCAAGTTGCATTGGATATGTTTTTTAAACGACAAATCAATAAAATTATTATAACACGTCCTACAGTGTCAAACGAAGATAATGGATTTCTTCCTGGATCGTTAGCAGAAAAAATGGATCCATGGTTAGTTCCATTACGTAGCAATATGCGTAAGGTTTATAATAAACCAGAAATATTAGACAAAATGGAAAAGGAAGAAAATATTGAATTAGTTTCATTAGCACACTTCCGAGGACGTACATTCGATCATGCAGTTTGTATCGTAGATGAATTTCAAAACTTAACTAAACAACAACTTCAAATGGTTGTTTCTCGATTAGGTAAAGATAGTATCATGATACTTACAGGTGATAGATATCAAATAGATTTAAAGTTTGCAAATGATTCAGCAGTGCATGAAGTACCTAAATTGACAAAATCACAATATGTAAATGAAATTATATTATTAGATAATCATCGTCACGAATCATTAAATGAAATTTTAAAACTTCTAAATGAAACGTATTGATATTTATATAAAAAAGGAGCATAATGGATTACAGCGTTCAAAAACCAATATGGCCCGGGTCTAGTTCATTTCAGCCCGGTGATACTCCTTTTGGATTTTTTGATAATGATGCTGTGTTTCAACAACATGCTGACAAATTTGCCAAATTAGCTGCCCAAACATTGGGATATCCAATCATGGATGTAGAATTGCAAGATATCAATTTTTATACGGCATTTGAAGCAGCAATTGTTGAGTATTCAAATCAAGTTAATCAAGTTAATATTGTTAATAATTTAGTTAACACTTTAGGTATAAAAACAGAATCTGCATTTTTAACAGATGAAAGTTTTACCGGTGCATTAGTTGGAAATTCATTTGGATATATAACTAAGCTTTCAAAAGCATATGGTACTGAAGCAGATTCTGGAGGAACATTATCTTGGAAAACTGCAAGAATTGATGTTGAACCAGGACAACAAACATATAATTTAATAACTGCAATATCAAAATCTTTAGGATTAGTATTATCATCGGGGTCAATTGAAGTAAAACGAGTACTTCATAATCCACCTCCTGCTATTGTAAGATACTTTGACCCGTTTGTAGGAACTGGTTTAGGTTCTCAACAATTACTAGATGCATTTGATTTTGGAGGATTTTCTCCGTCAGTATCATTTATGATGATGCCAATTAATGCAGATTTATTTAGATTGCAAGCAATTGAATTTAATGATACTGTAAGAAAATCTAGCTATTCATTTGAGCTACACGGAGATGATATTAAATTTTGGCCAGTTCCAGTTGCTCCAACCGGATCGAGTTCGGCAACACCATACTTTAAAAATGTATATGTAGATTTTATAGTTACAGAAGATAAAGACAATCAAAGCGTATTATTCGGCAATACAGCACTTTTAAACGATGTTGTAAGTGACGCATCAAATATACCATATACATATCAAACATACAGTAATATTAATGATATGGGGCGTGCGTGGATTTTTAAATATGCAACCGCGTTATCAAAAGAAATGTTAGGATTTGTACGGGGTAAATACAGTAGTGTTCCTATTCCAAATGGTGAAGTAACACTTAATGGAGGTGATTTAACATCACAAGGTCAATCTGAAAAAGAAACGCTTATAACGCAATTGCGAGAATTTTTAGATAAATTAACTAAAGAAAACATGATGACTCGTCAAAATACCGAAGCAACTCAAATGCATGAGATGCTAGCAAAAGTTCCATTAAAAATTTATGTTGGATAAGGGGGAATTACATGGCACTTTTTGGCAGTCAACGAGATGCAAAATTTTTAGCAGCAATTAATTCAGAATTAATTAATGCAATCATTGATACTGAGATTCTTTATTACAAATTAATTGTAGAACAAAGCGATTCAAATATTTATGGCGAATCTGAACAAAAAAGCTTTTACAATTCTATTTTAATGCCTTGCATTATAACTAAAGAAAATAAATCAGCAACAATGGATGATTATGGACATTCATATACTAGAACGGCACAATTTGCATTGTCTCGAGATTTATTAGAAACCGTTACATTATATCCCGAAGTTGGTGATATTATATTTTGGGACAATGAATATTATGAAATTGATAATGTAGAATCAAATCAATATTTTGTAGGTAAGAATCCAGATACATGGCCAAATGGAAATACATATGGATATAGTGTTTCAGTGTTATGTGATGCACATACAACTCGTCAAACACCACAAAATATTACCGATATACGTCGAGGAGGTAGTAATCAATCTCCTGCATTTAGGAAAGGAATCTAATGCCTAGACTGAATAAAAAAAATATCGATCGTAAAACAAACAAACCAAGCTTGGATATTGTAGAAAGTATACGAGGCGATCGTGTTTTAGATCGATCTATGCAAACGCGACGAGATGATGACGTAATTCGTTCGCCAAAAAGAACATTATATGATGTGGATTATGCTATTAAATGGTATGTTGAAAATGAAATTCAACCGCAAATTAAAGCACAACAAACTATCATACCAGTACCAGTAATTTATGCAAATGGTGAAAAGTGGGACAATGTACAGCGCTTAGGATATTTACGCGATGAAAAGGGCATGTTACAGTCACCATTAATCATGTTAAAAAGAAGTTCGGTGGCAGAACGAGATTCATTTAAAACATTGGATGTCAATTGGCCACAAGCTGGAAATCAAATTGTATATCGACAAAGATATAATGAAAAAAATCGTTATGAAGATGAATTATTTCCAATACCACTTCAACAACCACAATCATCACAACAAGTAATGATTGTTGATATCCCAAAATATGTAACTGTTGAATATGAAATGTTAGTTTGGTGTGATTTTACTACACAACTTAATGAATTAGTAGATCAAATATTTACATATAGCCGATTTGCTTGGGGAAATGAATCAAATAAATTTGCAACAACAATTGGATCAATATCATTTGAAACCGTAAATACCGTTGGCGAAGATCGTTTGGTTCGTGCAACATTACCATTAACGGTGCAAGCAACTTTGCTTTCTGGTCAAGAAGCTAGAATATCAACGTTGAAAAAAATGTATTCCGTAAAACGAGTTACGTTTGATATAGTAGTCGATGTTGAACAAAATATATTTGAATCGATTGCATTACCAACTGCAATATTACAACAACAAGCTAATATATTTTCCGGAGGACAGGTTGTTGCTAATACTCCAGCTGGAGCTGTAACAATTAATGCACAAGTAATGTCATACTTAACTGAATTAACTGAAGAGATTGCAACATATTCAAATGCAACTACGATAACTATTCCAGCACTAGCAGCAGTTAATCCGGTTACCTTTGCAGTTGCATCTAAAAATGAATTTGATGTGTTTATTAATGGTCAATATGTTGATAAAATAGTATATACTTGGACGCCTAGTGACGTTACATCACAAACAATTGTTTTTGATACTGCAGAATTAGGATATACACTTAGTGCATCTGATGTCATTGTAGTTAAAGGGAGATGGGCATAATGGCAAGGCAGTTTAAGCCCGGACAATTACAAACCGGTTCTTTATATAATATTTCTTCTAGTTTTGCAATTACTGCATCATATGCAGCAAACGCAGGTACAACCGTTGATACTGGATCATTTGTTACTACAAGTTCATTTAATTCATTTACTGGATCAATACAACCTCAAGTAAATGCATTAATTGCAGCAACTTCTAGTTATATAGTATCATCGCAAACTAGTTCAATGACAGTACTAAGTTCTAGTTTTGCAGTATCAGCATCTAGATCCGTAACAAGCTCATTTTCATTATCATCTAGTTTTGCAACATCGGCATCTTTTTCAACTACAGCATCATATGCACTTAATGCTATTGCTGCACCAACATTTCCATATACGGGATCAGCAATTATTTCTGGTTCATTGATTGTAACTGGTTCAACGTTTATTTCCGGCGCTGCAGGTTCTACGGTATTTTCTGCTAATGTTGATACTATCACATTAACTGGTTCAATGAATATTTCTGGATCAATAAATTTAACGGGCATCATGAATGGTTCTAGTTCATATGCATTAACTTCAAGTTTTATTGATGGAGGATTTTATTAATGCCGTTAACGTTTTCGAATAATGGTGTTGGAAATTTTTCTTTAAGCAATATATCAGGGACTGGAAATTTATTGTTTAATGTTGCAACGGCTGTAACTACTTCAGCTACAGGATCGCCATGGGAACAAATTAATACTATTATTTCATATTTGCGAGGATATGTAACAGATTTTCGTAATCCTAGATTTTTTGTATATTATTTAGATTCAGGTAATCCTTTTAGCATAACAGATGGCGGTAATGATATGTTTGATGGCGGAAATGCTACAATTCCATGGCTACGATCTAATACTGCATATTGGAATCCTGGAGCAACAACATATGCGGGAGCTCCTGCATTATCTTATGCAATACAAACTAGTTCTTTAACGGATACTAACTTATATTATGCAGCATTTGGTTATACTGCATCATCTGGTACATTTCCAACCGGCCGTCAAAGTGCAATATATCATCCGTTGACATTGATAAGTGCTCGAAGTGGCTCTGGACCTATAGGATGGCAAAAATCAGGAAATATTGGAGCTGATGGAGCTGGTAGTATTTTAACAGGAAGTATATATACTGGTTCGGTAATTAATGGATTTACTACATATGCATATTTTAGGCAAACATATGGACAAGCATCAGATCCAAATATATGCGATGTGTATATGTTATTTGGACATCCCAATTGGAATTCATCATTTGGTACAATTGTTTGGAATGCTAGTTTAAGTACGCAAGGACAAGGGGCAGCATTATACGCCACCGGATCTAATTCAAACTTATTAGCAATAACTACATTATTAAGTCAAACAGGAAGTACAGCAGCGGGAGCAAGTTTACCAATAAGTGCAAGTGATATTACAACCGTTGTAAATAACTTTACATTGCGAATAAAAGAAGCGTTATCATATTAACGGATATTTATATTAAATGGCCAATACAATTCTCATAAAACGAAATTTAACAAGTGGTACAGTTCCTACAACTGCATCATTAGATGTTGGCGAATTGGCTATCAATGTCGCTGATGCTAAAATTTTTATGCGCCGTTCCGGTAGTGCAGGTGATACAATAACAACGTTTAATTCGATTGATAGTTTTATTACATCCGGATCTGTTACTGCAAGTGTCGACACTGGAACAACAACGTTTTTGATAACATCTGCTAGTAGAACAATGTTTTCTATTAGTAATACTGGGGGCGTTACTGCTTCTGGTAGTGCACAAACAATGTTTTTAATTAAAAATGCATCTAATAACAATTTATTTGCAGTATCACAAAGTGGCGTAGTAATTATAGCAACACAAAGTGCGGAATTAACAGGCACTGCACCAAACGGCGGAATGTATTTTACGTCTGGATCTTTTTTTGTAGGTTTAGACTGATGCATATATTTATATAAAATAGGAAATAAAAATGGCAACTTGGAAAAAAGTAGTAGTATCTGGTAGTAATATATCGCAATTAAATAACGATGCGGGATATTTAACATCCATAACAGCACAAAATGCATTTGCAACTGCATCATTTAACGGTTCAGAATTATTAGCAAATGGGGCGAATGGCAATTTAACCTTTGCATCATCATCAGGTCAAGGTTTAACTATCACAGCAAATGTTGGTGCTGATTCATTAACATTTGGTTTAAGTGCTATTCCAAATCCTAGTTTATTAAATTCTTCAATAACAATTGCCGGAACTGTAGTTGATTTAGGTGACTCGATCACTCAAGCAGAAATATTAGCAGGCAGTACGGCAATATCATCATCTGTGTTATCAAGTCCAGGACAAGGTCAAGCAGTTCTTACAAATAACGGCGTTGCTGGATCAACTATAGATTTAGGTTTAGAAACAACCGATTCTCCTACATTTGTTGGACTAACATTAACGGGTAATTTAGTTGTATTAGGTACAGCATCATTTCAAAATACGCAAAACTTGTTAGTAGCAGATCGATTCGTATTGTTTGCATCTGGATCTAATACTACAGGCGATGGTGGTATTGTAGTACAACAAGGTACGCAAAATATTGGCGAATTGTATGGTTATGATAGTGGTACAACACGTTGGGGATTTACTTCATCATTTAATTCAACAAGCAATTCATTTACGCCTGCAGTATATGCCGGAGCAGTAGAAACTAGTGCGGTTGCTCCTAGTGCGGCACCAATCTATGGTGGTTCTGGTGCAGGTCAAGGAACAATACATGTTGATACTAATACCGGAGACATTTACATTTACGTATAAAAATAAAAACAAGTTATGAGTATATTAGACAAATTGAAATCGCAAAACATTTCTGAACCAAACGTTCAATTAACAAAACAAGAAATTGAATTTTTATTGGTTTTACTCAAAGATGTTTCCGTTCGAGGAGAACATGTAGAAACATTTTATAACATCATACTAAAACTACAAGAGCAATATCTAAAACAGTGATATTTATTATAAATGTTGTAGGCCGAAAGGAAGTGGGCACACGCACGGCATAAGTGTATGTAACCAACCACAACACAAAAGGAATATAGTATGCCATCTTGGAAAAAAGTCATAACGTCTGGCTCTGATGCCTCGTTAAATTCAATTAATGTAACTAACGGTTTAACACTTACTGGTAGTTTAAATCATTTCGGAGATTACAATCACACGGGCAGCGTATACCATTCGGGTAGTAAATTTTTAACTGGTATATTTTCTCAAACCGGTTCGCTGTTTATAACAGGTTCAACGACGCAAATTGGAAATAATACATTATTAGGAACAACAACATTATCGGGTAGTATCATCATTTCTGGTTCAACAACAATTCCTGCAACTCCTACAATTAAAATATATGGGGATATGGAAACCGATGGTGTAATTAAATTTACGCCTGTAAGTAAAAATATCGACACATCTATATCTGCATCTTATATTTATGTTTCCGGTTCAACAAATGACTTGTATTTTTCACAAAATGGAAGTGGTTATAATAACGTAACTCGTTTACGTTGGTTAGAAGGTAACTTATATACTGGTTTATTAAATGGTGGTTTAATTACAACGCAATCATCAACCGTTTATCAAATTTCAAGTGGTAGCGGTATCATAGTAGATTTAAATGCTTCTTTAACAGATAATCCATATCCATCAATACAATATTTAAATTGGGGAAATCTATCAGCTAGTATTAGTGCGTTCACTGCTTCATATCAACAAGTATTTGTCGGTATTGACTCAACTGGTAACATTTTTGCTCAAGGAACGCCTTTTAGTAACGGTCAATTTGATAGTATAATTAACATAGGCGGAGTATTTTTTCAAAATCAATCTACAATTAATGGCTTTAAAACGCAACCTTCTGTAGCATATGGCTTTGAACAGCAACAAAATACATTTAATAGAGCATTTGGTCCATTAAAATTATCCGGATATATTTTATCGCCTAGTGCATCATCAACAGGCAGCCTTATAGTAACTAGCGGTACAGCATACGCCCCAGGATCTAATTATACAGTAGATCCAAATGAACCGTATTATGCTGTTGATAATGGAACTAATGTATCAAAAATATTTAGATACCACCAATCGGGGTCTACATGGATATATGATACAAATGCGGGTGTAGGATATGCTACAATCAACCCACTGGTCAATACAGCGAGTATTTTGGTTTCCAAATTCAGTTGTTAAAGCAATAGTTGTTTATTATGGTAATGCTTCTTATTCAACGGAAGCAGATGCGATTGCTAACATTAGCATCGAATCATTTGTTGAAGCTCCAAATACATCGGCTAATGCTATTTATTTGGGAGCAATAGTAATTAGAGGTAATGGTGTATTAACCGTACCGGCTGATTTTACAATTGTACCTGGTGGTTTATTTAGGCAAGTGGGAGGATCAGGAGGTGGTGGTTCTATAATAACCCAAACATTATCGGGTCTATCAGATGTATTAATATCGGGACCGACAAATGGTCAGCCATTGGTATACAACAATACTTCTACTAAATGGCAAAACTCATCAACATTAATTGCCGATTTAACAGGTAATGCAAGTACTGCTACGAGTGCGTCATTTGCTTCGACAGCATCAAATATAACACCTGCCATTTCAAATGATGTAGATACTCGAGTATTAACTGCCAATGGTAATGGAACACTAAATGCTGAAGGCAATCTAACATTTAATGGTCAAACATTAAGTGTACTATATGGTGTAGGCGATGAGGGTGGAGAAATACTTTTAGGTAAAGCTGCTACTAACACAACACTTA